GAAGCCGGTATATCCGATAAGTTTTGAATCGGTTCCTAATCCTTAGCAGTGGGCGCATCATTGCTGCACCTTGCGAAAGCCTTGTTTCCAAAGAAACCTGCCCAGTGCCTCGCCCTCCGCATCCACCTTCTCCTCACTCCACTCAGGTTGAATGTGGTGAAGATATTCGTGGATGAGAACAATCATGTAGCGCATAGGTGCTAGTGTTGGGTCAATCTCTATCACATTGTTGAGATACTGTCCATGCGCACGCTCACGTCCAAGTTTACGGTGTACTACTTTGGGATGTTGTTTACGCTTCATGGTGTATATTTGCCGAAGTGATTAGATTCTTTTTTGTTTTTATGTTATTGATTGAACTAGCCCCTGAAACGTCGGGGGCTTTTTCATTATCTAATCTTACCGTTCACTATACGGTAGTTGCTTACCTCAAACTCTCCCGTATCCATGACCTTAATGTGTGCAAAGCCGTGGTGATGTTTGTTGATGGGCATGTAGTCAGGATGCAGCTCGCACAAGCACGCCACGCTCCAGCAAGTTGTAAGCCTCCCGTTTATGTTTGGCTCACTGTGTTCACTTGCCTGGTGATGATGCCCGCACAGCGCATTGTCCTTAGCACGAAGGAACAAACCACGTGCGATGTTTACGGGGCTGAATACAGACATGCCTAGTTCATGCCCGTGTAGTATGGTAAGATTCCCGGCACGGATGATTTGCTTGTCAGGAATGAAAGTGATGTTGAGTTGATCTAAATGCATTAGCGATTCGAAACTGAATTCATTCATGCCTAAAAGGTCGGGTGCATTACGCATGATGTAGTGGTCATAGCGCACATCGTGATTCCCGCACTTGTAGTATATCGCAGCGTTGGGGAATAGTTTGCGCAGTGTGCCTAAAAATTGACGGGTCATCAATACCTCATGGCCGAAGTTTCTTTTGCGCGGGTCTTTTTCAAATCGGCTGATAGCGTAGAAGTCGATTACATCACCGTTTAGCAATATCGTGTTTACGTTATTCTCAAGGCCATACTTCAACGCAAGGGTTAACGCTGGTATGTTATGATACGGCACATGGATATCGCTCAATAAAAGGATGTCGTTGTGATTTGTCGGCAGCTTGTATGGCTGGTAGTTTGATTCAAGTGATGCGGGCAGGTCAAATGTGTTCACATCAGGCTTCAACTCATTGACTATCTCATCAAATGCACCTAGTGAATACTTCAACTTGTCAAGCTGCCCGGTAGGCTGAACCATTTTCCTGACTTCGGGAATATGGTCTTGCAACTTTTCTTCACCATAGTTGTGGTTGCGCCACGCCTGATACATGCGGTGGAACGATTTAAATGAAAGTGGCACGGAATGTTTATTCATTGCCATTCTCACACGCTCACTCATTACTCCATTGCCTTTGTATATTTCTTTGTAGACTTCAACATATTTGCTTGCCATATTGTTATTGTTTAGCTTTTATGTAGCCTGTAAGTTCCGCAAGGTTCTTCGCTATGGTCACATTCTGATTCTGAATAGCATCTATCTTTCCTTCAAGTTTGTCAATGGATGTACGTGTGTCATCTTTGATTTCATCAATGCGATGATGTATCGCGCTGATTTCTCTTTTGTGATGTGTGTCCATAGTGCGCACTGTAATGTTTAGTTTGTCCACGTTTCTTTTTAGCGCATAGTAAAGACCTGAAAGCGATACCGCACCGGCTACGATTGTTATTATATCCTTTGGTTCGATGTTGATCATAAAACAATTAAATAAAAAGATGAAACAGCCAGCGCAGTGAGGCCAACGGATAGCCCAATGTTATGAATTATCAACCGTTTATTACGCTTCTTCAAATCCTTTATCTGCATCTCCTTCTCTTCGCCTATTGCCTTCTCAATTGCCTGCTTGTTTTCGTAAATGGTGGCTAGCGTTTCGTAGCTGTTTGCCTGTATGCCTGTGATTTTGGCGTAGTAATGCACCTTCAACTTCTCCAGTTGGTACAATGAATCAATCTCATGCGAGGTGTTGTACCAATACATCATGCTATTGTAGTTCAGATTGAAAAGCTGCACGTCGTAGGTCGTAAGTTCGGGTGTAAAATCCTGATTTAAGGAGGCTGTCCGACTTTTTGAGCGTTGAGCGTAGCTGCTTTGATGCAGCACTAGGAGAAGAATTAAGAATAGTGTAAGTCTCATTGGTGTAATATTGGTTTGTGATTTCCTGTCGTTGTACTATGGTATCGCTCCACGCTCTGATGCTGTCTATTTTGGCAAATAGTGAATCGGTCTTTGTGTTGTTTGATTCAATCACGCGATACAGTGAATCATTCAAGCTATGCAACCTGTCAACGGCAGGAGATGCAGCGGGTCTGTTGCATCCTTTGAATAGCATAATGACCAGCACACCGATTGCTAGTATGGTCAGGCCATAGATTAACATCGGATTTATCCTTGCTTTTTCCATCTTGTTATGTGTAGATTTTTAGATAGTGGACGAATCTTGTAGTACACCCCATCACGTGTGCGAGAATCACGCATGCCTTGTTCGTTGGTGTTGCCCTCAATGGTGCGCACTGAATACTTACCAATCTTATCGACTATGCCCGTGTGCCCTATGCCTTTATACCTTTTGGTATTATACATACTGGTATAACTTAAGGTCATCACAAGCACGTCGCCTTCCTTGTACGTCTTGAGAAACTTGCCACCATCAAACACTACATCTTTGCGATTGTACGCAGTAGGTGACCACCCCGTGATAGTGTTAGGTATGCCGCATTCATGCAGCATAGCCATGACAAAGAAACTGCACCACGCATAGCCGGGTTTCCAGCCTTGTGCTGCCATCAATGCACGCAGTTCTGCGCTATTGAATCCTTGATTGTTGCCGCCCTTTTCCTTTACCCCTACAAAGCTTGACGCAGTTACCCTTACGCAGTAACCGTCATCAGCAAATGAAGTATATACAGGAAGGCAGCAAAGTAGGCAAAGTACAAGCCCACGTATAACACTATCTTTTGCCATGTGCTCAAATCAGTTAGTGCCTGCTGTTTGATTTGTGCTGAGTATACCATGCGTTGAAGTGCTCGAAAATTGAAATACAGCCCCATGAACACAATGAAGTTAGCCACGACCATAACAAGTGCGGCAAGAACTATATACTGGATGTATTCAGTGCTTATAAGTGCATCACCGAAGTAGCGAAAACTAACGTATCCGGCAAGAAAGAAAAGCAAAAAGGCAAGCGGAATAGACCACACCCCATCGTAAAGTTGAAGTAGGTAACTAATCGACTTGGGCCGTGCACTACCGTTTAGTTTTATCTTGCTCTTTGGGTGCATTGCTGCGTAGTTTTAGTGACAGCTCGCGCTCATACTTGCGCAAACGTTCGGTGTAATCTTGCTTTAGTGATTTCTTTTCCGTCATGGTATTCGGTTAATGATGTTACGTGAGTACGTAGGGCGAAAAGATGTGGCAGTATTGCCCGATGAGAATTGGTAGTTGAGCGTGTTGGTCACGTCGGTGCGTGCGCTACGGTCAGGCCACTGCGCTGTTGAGTATTCAGGGAACAGTGAAGCGTTCGCACACAAGTAATCGACCAGGAGCGTGGTGTAGTGTTCCGCATTCTGTCTTGCACGGTCTATCATGTCCTTCATAACTGCATCACTTACGGGCGTAGTGTCTTCAGATTGACGTTGTACGATAGTGCCATTGTCCATGCGGTAGCAAAGTGACGGCGTGAGATCAACCATAACCCACCACAGCAGCGCACGCTGGATGTAACTCTCAAGTAATACTTGATAGTTGCCCGCTATCGTGTTGTTTTCTACATCAGTTTTTATCTTGTTCATCAAGTCAGTTCCCAAAAAGGGAAGTATCCATTTGTCCTGTGCCAAATACACTGATGGGTACATAAGATTCGGGTCAACACTACCGTTAACAGTGGTGTATTTCTTTATGTAGTTTTCGCTTATTAAAAGTACTTCTGCCATAGTTGTGATTATTGATTACCGTAAATAGGATTGGTTGGTAGGAAGCCACGATGTGGCATGTCTTCAGGTAGCTTTGCTACGTACAAAGGATTGCGCACCTTATACCCCATGCGTTCAGCCATTGCCACAGCGATACGCTTTGCGTCTGGATCATTAGGATTAATCTTCGCGCCCTTCGCATCAACGAACACCCTTTTTTCCCAGAAATGTTTGCAGTTGCCTCCGCCCTTAAATTTTTTCAAATCGTAAAGGTCATCTCCGTTCGGCCCCCATCCGGGATTTACAGGAACAAACTCCATCGCTTCAATATCTTCCATGCGGTAAAGCTTGCCCGCCTCAAGCATCTTCTTACAGAATGGGCGCATATTATCATGCCTAAAGTCACCTGCGTAAACGTAACGAGTAATAAAGTACTTGCCATCGATAATGGCATCTTGCTCACTCTTTGCCGCTGGTCTTGCCGCACCTGTGCGCACTGCGAACTCGTGTTCAATTTCTTCATCTGCATTGTATGCATCAATCAGCAACCAATCTTCGGACGCATCTTCACCCAGTGCGATTAGCGCATCACCTACTGTGCTATCATCTTTTTTTTTTTCGTCACTCATGATGACTTCCTGCGGTTGCAATGAACCTGCAATTACATCGGCAAAGATTGCATCAATAGTTGCAGTGGGCAGCGTTGGGAATGCAGCTTGTACGATAGCCTTAGCACTGCTCACAGGTACAGCTCCTGCACTACTTTGCATTACGATGTCAATGAGTGAACTAATCTGCGCACCATTCAAAGCGGTAGCAGCGACATCAGTTGTCGAGCCTGTTGCATTCGCATCGGTAACAACCGAAGTCTGCTCTGCTACTAGTGGGGTATTTGGTACAATCTCAAAAGACACACCCGGCATTTGATTGCTCAACAGTTCGGTGATGCTCTTATTGATTTTCTCCTGATATGGGTCAATGACTTGCTTGTTAAAGATTTCAAGTCCCGTAGTCATTTCATCTTTGTTGCTACCGAAACCTGATGTTTCGCGAATACCAAAGAGCAGCGGCGTTGTTACGCGGTGTGCTGTGATTATCTTTTGCGTTGCAGTAGTATCCATGAGTTGATACTGTTTGTCTGCATCGTTGACAGGGAATGGTGTGATTTCGGTCTTTGGTTGGTCACGTTCGTTGAAGAACATTACCACCTTGCCCGCATTACGCGCACCACTCATCTTGTTCTCCCAGTCCATCATCATCTGCTGCTTCTGTTCAGGTGTTGCCTGCCCGTTGTAGAAGTTGATAATGGTTGAAGGGAAAAGACCGTTACTGATTTGGTTGATATGAAAGATTGAAATCTGCTTATCTAGTTCGATGTAGTTGATAGCAGACCAGTAGTCGGGTCGTGGGTAGGTGTCACTGCCTGTGAACGTGAAGCACCAATAGATTTGGCGTGGTTCGGCCTCGCGTGTTAGGTAGTTGTACTTTGGAATAAACTCAGGCGTGTTCTTTTTCTTGCGAGTGTTCGACCAATCGTAGCTGTGAAAGATTCCAATCTCGCTGTCATCATCCTGATTCACTGCAATGCGGCATTCTTCAAATGGAATAGCGTTTAGCTTGCTAATCACTGTGCGGTCGTTGCTCCAAATTACTTCAATGAAGAAACCACCAAACAACTTTAGATCGTGAGCACACGCATAGGTCAATGCATCAATGTCAAGTGCGTCAAGTTCGGCCTGATATTGTTCTGATTCAATACCTTTCCCGGCTATCATGTCACCAATGGCAACTACCAAACTACCATGCACTGGGGATTCGTGCGAAAGGTCACGCAAGTATTGCGGGAAATCATTGTCCGCGCCGTAGTTAATCCACCCTTTGCGGTCTACTCTTTCAACGTCTGACTTAGCTACGTATTCGCTAAGCTTTAAAGAAACTATATCTGTTGGATTATGGCTCATAGATGATGTCATTTGGGATAGTTATAGAAGGAACATCGAACCACGTTGTATTGTCTTGCAAAACTACATAGCCTTTCTCAACTAGACCGACAACAGCGGCGTTCGTTGG